TAAGCCATCTCCCCACACCTCGATTCCTCCACCCTCCTCCGGGAGGAAAGCGACTTTACGGCAGATTGCAGCTGGTGCCTTCTCTCTTCCACCCTCCCAAGTTCCTTCAGGTCCAAAAATATTGTGATACCTAGCAATACGAACAGGGATGCCATAGTTACGGTTATAGGCAAGGTAGAGTCGCTCTGAGAATAGTTTTTCCCATCCATACTCGGAGTCTGGGTTTGCGGGGTATGCGGATTCTTCACGGCAATCAGGATTATCAGGGTCAAGTTGGTTGTGCTCTGGATACATGCAAGCGGAACCAGAGTAGAAAATCTTAGTGGTATTCGTTACTGTATAGTCATTGAACTCTTTCTGTGCTTCAAGGACATTCACATTAATGCTAACAGAATTATGCATAATATCAGCATCATTTTCACCAGTAAAGATGAACCCAGCCCCACCCATATCAGCAGCAAACTGGTAGATTTCATCAAAAGTTTGATGATATTGCTGAGGAACAGACTGATAAAAGTTTCCAAGATATCCCTTGAATCTAATCACTCTATCTACAAAACTACGATCCCGTAGATCTCCATAGATAAATTCATTTGCCTCTGTGTCTGAGAACTCGGGACGTTTAAGATCTACACCACGTACCCAATATCCCTCAGAACGCAATCTCTTTACCATGTGACTTCCAATAAAGCCACCTGCACCAAGTACAAGTGCAGTTTTCGTATAGTCAGACATGTATTAAAAAGTTTCTTCCTATATATCATACAAAAAAAGACGGTTGTTGTCAACCGTCCTCAAGGTCTTCCATGCACGCCACTTGCTCTTTGTCCTGAAGCAAGAAACAGAGCGGGAGTATAAACCCCATCCGCACCACTTGCTCTTAGGAGAAGCAAGAAACCTCAGACTTTTTTCTTAGCACTTTGATACCAAGTATAAAGTTCTTCTATCTTGGCAGCTAAGTCGGAATCCACTCCACCTACACCCCCACGATCAGGATGTGCTTGAGCTTCCAACTTTTTTAATCGTGCTTCAACTTCGACATCATATTTTGACATCGCTGCACCACTTGCAGATTTTGCTGCGCTTCCTTTTGCTGCCATTTTTCTAATGAATAAACTCTCAAAATATTTAGTTTTTAGAGGGTCTGTGACTCCACCACCTAGTTTTACGAACTAGGAAACGCAGGGGTCAATTAACCATCCCGACCAGTGCTGTTACAGTCCATCCGTGACTTTATAAGATCTAATCTAGCTCTTACATATTCCTCAGGTTCTCTTTGCCAGATACCATAACTGATATTCATAAGAGTCTGAACCGTCTTCCACCCATGATACCTTTTGTTAGATTTAAATCTTTCAAAAGCATCATCAAGTAAAAGATGAGCCTCAGATACTGTCATCCAAGGATGAGCAAATGTCAAGTTAATGGCATCTTTTTCAAACATTAAGAGACTCGTGTTACCGTGTCTTTTATATAGCAAGGAACACCTTCTGGATCTAACCATTTAGTGTATTCAAAATCATCAATGGCAGTCAGAAGTTGCATCTGATTGTCAAGGAGATACATGTCTCTGTAACGCTTTGTCCAACTATCTGCTTTTTGAATGCGATAGTCGGGGAACCCATTTTCAAGAGTTCCACACTCAACATAACGATATGGGAAACGCTCTAGGAGAATCTTCACGATACCTCCACAGTTTCAAGATCAGCAACCAAACAATCAATTAGAATCTCATAGTCATCCAGTGGATCACCAGAGAAAATTACATCATTGTTCTCATAAAACTTGCGAACCTTTTTGTAAAGTTTCGGATTCTTTACATCCAGGTAGAAATCACCATTTGCTGCCCCACGGAGGGTTTGAATGTCTTTCTTGAACTTTTCTGCGATTGTCATTGTCTTGCGTATTGACCTTAGTATTATAAGGGAATGACGGAGAACCGTCAATAGGACCGCTGGGAGTTGAACCCAGTTCACACCGTTATAAGCAGTGGGCCTTAACCGATAGGCGACGGTCCCTCAGGATCCTTCTTCGTGATCTGTATATAAGCGTATGAGTTCATCATCCGCTGGAACCATTACTGCTTTATTCCCATCTTCATTTATTACGCCAAGTGTTTCTCCCTTCTCAACTCGGTCCATAAGTTCTTCCCAGTTCTCTTGCCAGTGTTCCACAGTGTAAAAAGGAATGTCATCCATAGTTGTAGTATGTATAAAAGTCGGGGCGACACGATTCGAACGTGCGACCTCTGCTTCCCAAAAGCAGCGTTCTACCAAGCTGAACTACGCCCCGTTAAATGCCTGCTCCGATGAAGTCGTCTTCATCATCGTCATCGTCTTCATCATCAACCAACTCATCCAGTTTCAGTTTCTGTATTCGTTGATTGAGTTCATTATACTCGTCATCGGGCATTTTGTCAAAGTTTACGACCAAGAGTGGTTCACCAGAAGTAACTTCATTCATCTCCGGATGCTTGATTGTAGGTCTTTTAGAATATCCATTTCTTCCACTACTAATCATCCAACCCTGTGCCATGATTGAGAAAGCAAATACGACCATGGCAACCCATAGGATCAGAAACAGAAATTGTGGAATGTCGTTCATGTTAATGCCTTAAGAACTTCCTCCTTTACATTATCTATAATCTCTTGCATTACGTCAACATCTATCCCCATGAACGGAGGGATCATACCAATAACGCGAAAAAATCCCTCCGCAAATAATGCAAGGAATAAAATACCAAGACACATACTGATGATTGATGCGTTACGATTATGCTGTCGTATCGCATCCTCAATCATCTCCTCACACTCCTCCTTCGTGACGTAGTGTGCTGGTTTGATCTCATCCATTCTGTGTGCCATCTTTGAAATCAAGATTATCAACTGTTTTTGCACGATCTGCCCAAGTCTGACCACCCTCCATACCCCTCTTAGGGTTGATGCATTGGTGATCTCCTAGATTATTACATACTAGTCCCGCAAGATCAAGTTCGCTAGTGTCATATGAATTTCCTGTGCCTCTCCAAACATGTCTACCATCAATCCAAGTTGCTCCACACTTACCACATTCTTTAACATTGAGCGTAAGATCTGATACTTCTCGATCATTGGTCATGTCCGGCAAACTCCTTGAGTAATTGTTCTCTATCTTTCATCAAGCGTCTATGCATTCTGATCATAAGAATTTTAGATTTAAGACGAATGATGGCATATCTAAATTGAAGGTCAGCATAAGCAACTAATCTCATTGTAGCATCAAATCCACCGATCACAACTAAGACTAGAAATGTTAGGGCAACAAGATAAAGTAACAGCAAGATACCTCCACAGATATAATGGTATATAGATGATACAGAAACTCTTTATTTTTTATTAATACTATCTCTCCTCAAAGTCAATCCTACGAACCTTGCGTCTGCGTCTTTCTTCTTGATAGAGAAGTTCACTCCTAGAGAAATGACTATTGATCTTCTTCTCCACATTAGAAGAAATCATGACAACTCTATCAAGATCAACAGCACCGACCTTGTTATCAACTACCCTCATCTGGTTTGGACAACCACAGAATTGTACTTTGCTAGTGGATGTTAGTTCTTTCCCACATTCTTTGCATCTTACTGTAATCATTTTTCATAGACCTATTTTAAGGATGGGTGAAGAGGGATTCGAACCCCCGACCAATTGCGTGTAAAGCAACTGCGCTACCACTGCGCCATTCACCCGACTCCCCCGGCAGGATTCGAACCTGCGACCAGACGATTAACAGTCGTCGGCTCTACCGCTGAGCTACAGAGGATTGAGAAAGGACCATAGTCCTAGATTATTTCTACTATATCTTGAGGTTTGATAACAGAATTCACTGCATATGCCTCCGGATTAAGTCCCCAAAGATTTTGGAGTGCTTGTTTATCAAGAGATGTAAATCCATAATAGAAAAAAGCAGGACCCTGATAAACATTATATGACATAATGGTATCTGCTACTGTGAAATCAGGATGATCTCCTTGCCCCCTTGGGTGTCCAAGTCCAAGAGTATGTCCGAGTTCATGACGAAGAATATACTTCTCAAGGAGACTAACGTGATCATCATTGTCTCTAAAGAAAATTTTCATTCTCTTTGTGGTAGCAGATGCTCTACCAACAACTGCATCATCAACAAGAAATGTTGAGTCCTGATGACTCAAATCATCAAACTCAAGACGAGTGCCATCTGTAATTTCTGGCACTGAAATAAATCGGATGTCATCATCACGCTTTCTTGTCCTTTTAAAAGTAATTCCAGTTACTTCATCAATCTCTTCGAGCATAGCACGAATTTCTTTTCTCTCTGCTCGCGATATTGTTTTCTTTTTCCAAGAGTAATGAATTACCTTATCATATCCAGACAAGTAATCCATATATCGGAACCAATCATTTGATATGATATCATCAATTGTTTTTTGCATTACTCTCTCTCTTCAATTTAAAGTAAAGTTTGTAGTACCTTTTTTTCATTTCATCTAGAATAGAAGCATCTTCTAAAAAATTGAGTCGTCTGCATTGAGCAGAACTTCCTTCCAATTCGCTTAATAGCAGTAAGATATCCACTGGTTTCATTTGTTCTCCTTAGGAGAAAGCGAAATACGGGACTCGAACCCGTGACACCAACTTGGAAGGATGGGATGTTACCACTACACCAATTTCGCAAGGCGACTCAGATAGGATTCGAACCTATGACCGACTGCTTAGAAGGCAGTTGCTCTATCCTGCTGAGCTACTGAGTCAGAGGTTAGGTGGATTCCTATCGCCGCTACTCCTGAATCCACCAAAGGGGAGCACCGCAGTTGGTTATGATCGCTCTAGGCCATCATTGTACTCAACAAAATCATCATACTCATCTTTTTTGATTTCGTCAACCGATACAACCTCCAAATCCTCTTGTGGATCAAACCATTCGTCAAACTCTGCCATTAATGCCATCTGGTCATAGATACGATCAACTCCTTTCTCATTATAATCTTTAACTTTGTCGATTGCCCAATGTCGGATATGGTCAACCAGTTCTGAAGTCTCCATCGTAGTAGTCCTTTCTGAAGTATCTGCTAAGGATGTTGCTATTGTAGTATGCGGGTCCTCCTGTGTCAAGAGATTCGGTGAGGACTCCGTTGATAAAGAGTTGTCTTGTTTCTTCGAAGTTTGTTTTGCCAGGTGTTTTATGTAGTGACAAGATAGTTCTACTAAAATTTTGTCTACCCAGTCGTTCAATGTCTTCCTTAAGTTCCGGGCAAGACCCATAATACTTTCTCCAGTCAGATTCAGATTTTACTTTTCGCTTCTTTCCTTTTGGAGTTCTAAACTTCCAAAAGTATTTTCTTCCAATGTATTGTCGTTGGTTTGTGAGGTTGGTAATGTTATAAACAAAACCGTGGTTATCCCCAATAAGACTCCCGTCAAAAGGGACGCCATTATAGATCCATGGATTCTCATAATCAATACCTATACTCATCAAGTATGTCCAATACCTTGTCTAGGTATTTATCGATTAAGTGGGATACACCACCACTTATCTGTTCATCATGAAGTTCCTTCTTCAACTTCAATACCCGGACATGCATTTCGTCCTTGGTCAATTGATTTCTGGGCATAGGGGGAGATTACAACCTCCCCTATTTAATCACATATCAGAGTTGGAATCCACTAAATGTGTCTTTCTTAACATCTTGCTTGATTCCACCAACCACATAGGATTCAACCTCAGTCTCCTGTGGTGCCACCTGAAGACCCTTAGAGGAGATCCAGTGCTGTGTCCAAGGCAGTGGGTTGTTCTTAGCAGCAATATCATACTGTGGAGTCAATCCGATGGACTTCAGGCGACGATTCGCAATCCACTCAACATACTGCTGAAGGAGTTTGTCGTTCAGACCAATCATAGATCCATCACGGAACAGATAGTCTGCCCAACGCTTCTCTTCATTGACTGCGTTGTCAAACATCTTGTAGGTCCACTCCTCCTCTTCCTTCATGATCTGTTGCATCTCAGGATCATCTCCTTGTCTCCACTTGTTGAGAATGTTTTGAGTGATTGCAAGATGCTGATTCTCATCTCTGGCGATAAGTGAGATAATCTTTGCGGATCCCTCCATAAGTTTAAGTTCGCCAAACGCAAAGCTGCAAGCGAAACTAACATAGAAACGAATACCCTCTAAGACATTGACATTTGCAACGGCACGATAAAGTTTACGCTTCAGTTCGCGGCGTTCCCATTGACCAGCATAGTGACCCTCGCTTGCGAGTTCCCACATGGTTCCACCATCATACTGGTGAGCAGCTACGATGAAGTCATCGTATGCTGCTGTGACGCTACTAGCACGCTCTAAGATACGGTCATCAGTCACAATCTTATCAAAGACTTCTGAGGGGTCACTGTAGACGTTCTTGATGATGTAAGTGTAGGAGCGACTGTGGATCATCTCCATGAATCCCCAGACCTCCATACATGCTTCCAGTTCTGGTAAAGAACAGTATGGAATGAATGCCATACCAGGACCACGACCCTGGATAGAATCAAGCATGATCTGATATTTCAGATTCGAAGTGTAAATATGCTTTTGTTCTGGACGTAGTGTTTGATAGTCACCACGATCCTTCTGTAAAGAAACCTCTTCAGGTCTCCAGAAGTATCCTAATTGTTGTGTGGTGAGTTTATCAAAGACTGGATATTTGTATGAATCGTATCTCTGTATTCCCAGAGGTTTACCGAAAAACATCGGTTGCTTTTTCGTATTTACTTGTTCTGTGTTAAAGACCGTCATGCCTTTAACTTTTGTCACTGGATTATCCTCTACGGAAGACACTTTAAACTGCACAGGATTCACACTCTCCCTCCTCGGCTTGTTCTAATTGGGTTAATAGGTTCTGTAATTCTGGTTTTTCTTCTCCTACCTCGTCGGTTTTTAGATCATTGGTGTTCTGATAATATGAGGTTTTCCAACCGTACTTATATGTAGTTAGAAAGTCTTGTGCCATGATGGACACTGGGACTTCGTTGTCAGGATAGTTCTCCGGATTGTAAGACCAGTTGCCAGAGATGGCTTGGTCAAAGAACTTCTGCATCACAGCAATAACATTAATATAACCACGATTAGACTCCATCTCCCAAAGAAGCGTATAGTTGTTCTTAAGAGATCCGTATTGAGGGACAATCTGTTTAAGGGGTCCCTTCTTTGACTTTTTAACGGACAGGTAGTCTCTAGGAGGTTCGATTCCATTTGTTGCGTTTGACA